ATATAGATAAAGCAACTGTTGTTGTTGGTAGCAATCAAGCTGGTGAAAAACTATTTAAAGAATCTTGGAGATACACAATAAATGGTAAAAACTTTGAAGCTTTAGTAGATTCATTAAATGAAATAGATGAACAAGATAACTATTATTTAAATCAATTAAATAATTTAAAAGAATCTTTTGGAGGAGAATGGCCTGAAGTAATCTATACAGATTGGAATACTCAAACTGCATGTAATGCAACAAGAGATAACCACACTCAAAATTTAAGTAATAAAATATTAGAGAAGCTTGGTTGTAATAAAGATGAATACAAATCTAAATATTATATGGGTGGTTCTGAATGGACTCAAACTATAAGTGAAGATAATCTAAATTTATATAAAGAGTTTAGGACACACACTATCATAGAGCAAAGTGCATTACTTGCTGTTGTAAATGGTAGTGATGCTACTACAATTGATTTAGAAACATATCAGAATTTAAGAAATATGTTTAATAGTTCTGACCGAGATAATCATGTAATGGCTATGGAAATTATGGCTAATTGTAATTATGAAGATAGTATGTTATTTTTAAACATGTTATTCTTTCATCATGAGTATCAAATAAGTTGCGTTCCAAGTAGAAATCATGTAAACTTTAAATCTTTAAAGAATTATATGGGAATAGGTAGCGGTTATCATCAACATGTAGATACCGTAATTGGAAATCTTATTAAATTTAATTGTCTTACTAAAAAGGCTTTAGATTTTATACTTGAAGATCAAAAAGAATATTTTGAAAGAAATGGTCACTCTAATTACATAGTTCCACAGACTTATGTTCTAAAGCGAGATGCTGCAGAATCTGTAAATTTAAACTATAAAGTAGAACTTTTTGAGTATACAGAAGATTTACCTACAGAAGATTCAATACCTAAAGAAGAGGTTGTTGAAGATACTGTAGAAGAAGTTACTGTTTCTGAACCTGACACGGCAAATCCGGGTACCCAACCAGATCCTGAAATTGAAGAGCCTAATGTAGAAACAGAAGAAGAAGTTACAGAAGAAGTATTAATAGCAGAAAAAGAAGAAGTAAAAAATGAAGAAGAGTTTGATTGGTTCTGATGAACTAAATGCGTTTTATAATGAAAAGTTTTACTTTAGTTATAGTAGCATAAACAAACTATTGTTTTCACCAAGTATGTTTTTTAAAGATTACGTGCTTAAACAAAAGGAAGAAAGTGTTGACCCTCACCTTGTAAAAGGGAAGGTCATACACTGCCTTCTTTTAAACCCTGAAGACTTTAATAGTGAGTTTATAACTGTACCGGGTAAACTTCCAAGCGGTAATAACAAATTGATAGTTGATGAAATTTTCAAAATCTATTTGGAAGGTGCGGATAATTCATTAACTTTGGATAAATATGAGGCTGCAATATTGGACCTCTTAGAGAAAATAAACTTGCATCAAAAGCTTAAAACTAATGAGGCAAGAGTTAAGAAAATCCTGACAGTTGATAATATTAACTATTTTGATTTTCTGAAATTAAGTCAAGGTAAAACTTTGGTAGATTTAGATACACTTAACTATTGTAAAGATTGTGTTAACTCTATAAAAGAGAATGAATCTATTACTGCATTATTGCAGCTTGATGAATCTGATTTAGAAGTACATAATGAAGTTCCTGTAAAAACAGATCAGCTTATAAATGGTAAGTTTACATTTGGATTTAAAGGTATACTTGATAATGTAGTAATTGACAAAGAAAAGAAAACACTATTTATTAATGATTTAAAAACTACAGGTAAGCCTTTAATTGACTTTCCTGAATCTGTAGAATACTATAGATATTGGCTGCAAGCAGCTGTGTATTATAGTCTTGCATATTACAGATATATTGCTGATAAAGATGACCGTCAAGAATGGAGAATACAATTTACATTTGTCGTAGTAGATAAATATAATCAGGTATATCCGTTTCAGGTTACTGCTACAACAATGAAAGAATGGATGGAGAGATTAAATAAAGTTCTCTTACAAGTAGTTTACCATTATGAAAAGAAAGATTACACATTACCTTATGAATTAGCAGTAGAAAACCTTAAACTTTAAAGTATATGCCTATAAAATCAATTTATACTAAGTATTTTCAAAAGTCCAAGATGTTTTTATATCCGCTTCTTGGAATTAAAAAAGGTGTAAAAGTGGTTCCAAGCGAGACTTATCTTGCTTGGGATCCCTATTATATACCTGTGGATATGAAATTAGTTTGTTTATATCATCCTAAAGATAAAAAAGAGTATAAGGAGTTTGAAAAAGAAACCCTACTAAAAAATAACAGACTAGTAGATATAAAAATAATTGATGATAATAATAAGTTATTTATCTTTGATTTTGCTGATTTAAAAGATGATTGGTCAATGTTTTTAGGAGGAAAGTATAGTAAGATAAACCCTAGAGTAAAAGAGAAAATTTTATTTTTCTTTCCAGAAACATCTGCAAATTATGTATACATGAGAAGTTATCTATACCCAAAAGCATTCTTTAAAGATTATGCTGAAATTTTAGATGTAGACGAAAAGTTTTTATCTAGTATTGGTGAACTATGTAATAAACCAGACTTTAAGAGAGAAACTTTGATTATAAAAGAAAATTTGCAAAATGCATAAATAATTAATTAATTTGTAATAAAAACTAACATGAGTGATAAAACAATGATGCTGGTTGAATCAACCTGGCAAGACACAAAAACTTTTAAGATGATTCCTGTGAGCAATGATTGCCCATATGTAGAGTGTATTTATGACCCTACATCAAAAGTTTTTGTAATTATTAGTAAAGTAACTAAAACATCTTTGCATATGCTTCCTAAGCTAGATGATTACGGTAAAGCTGTAAGTGGGAACCGTGGAGCAAAGCAAGAAAGAAGAGCCCTTGATACATTTCAAGAATATTATATTGAAGATAAAGGCTCTATTATAGATGTTGTAAACCTTTTTGCTGTAAATGCAAAGAAGTTTGATGTTGCTAAATTTGTAGATAAAGTATCTAATAAACCTTCAGTAGCTACAGTAGCAGAATAATGAATAGGACTCATTGGGTAATGGACTATGAAACTTTACTAAATTGTTTCATAGCCGTATTTGAGGATATTAAATCTGAAGACCGTGAGATATTTGTGATTCATAAAGAAAGAAATGACTGCCTAGAATTTATTACATTTCTAGAACGGAATATTTTACTTGAAGAATGGCATGTATCTTTCAATGGTATAGGATTTGATGCTCAAGTAACTGAACACATATTGGCAAATAAAGAACAGCTCCTTGAAATGACGGGAGAAGAAGTTGCTTTGTTTATATATGGAAAAGCCCAAGATACTATTCAAAGACAAAATGAAGGAGAATGGGCAGTGTTTGCTCCTTGGACTTTACAGATTAAACAAGTTGATGTATTTAAATTAAATCACTGGGATAATGCTGCAAAAAGAACAAGTCTAAAATGGGCTCAGTATAGCATGGATTGGTTAAATATACAAGACATGCCTATTCATCACAGTACTGAAATTAAAACACTAAAGCAAATAGATAGTATAATAGGTTATTGTATTAATGATGTAGCTTCTACTAAAGCAATTATGTATAAAAGCAAGAAAGAAATTGCTTTAAGACAACAGCTTACTAAAGAATATAATATAGATCTATTTAGCGCATCTGAACCTAGAATTGCAAAAGAACTATTTGCAATGTTCCTAAGTAAAAAGACAGGAATAAAAAAATATGATTTAAAAAAAATGAGGACCCATAGGTCTAAGCTTATAGTTAATGATCTTTTGTTGCCTTATATTAAGTTTGAGACAGCAACATTTCAAAGACTTGTAAATAAGTTTAGAGCTTTAGAATTAAATCCTTATGATCTTAAAGGTAGTTTTAAATATACGGTTAGATATAAAAAGATAACTACACACTTTGGCCTTGGTGGTGTACATGGTGCACGTAAAGATATATATACATCTAATGATGAATATGTTATAATGTCAAGTGATGTTACAAGTTTCTACCCTAATCTAGCTATTAGAAATAAATGGGCTCCAGGACATCTTCCTAAAGAAGAGTTTTGTGATCAGTATGAATGGTTCTTTAATGAAAGAAAAAAGATACCTAAGTCTGACCCTAGAAACTATGTTTACAAGATTGTATTGAATAGTACTTATGGTCTAAGTAATGATGAAAATAGTTTCCTATATGATCCTGAACTTACAATGCGTATAACTCTTAATGGACAATTAAGTCTCATGATGTTATATGAAATGATTTGTGAAGGTATTCCAAATGCTATACCTCTAATGCATAATACAGATGGTCTTGAGACTAGAATCCCAAGAAAGTATGTAGATAAGTATATGGAGATATGTAAGCAATGGGAAGATATAACTAATTTACAATTAGAACATGATACCTATCAAAAGGTTGTTCTAGCTGATTGTAATAATTATATTGCACAAACAGAAGGAGCTAATTTTAAAACTAAATGTAAAGGTAGATTTGTATTTGATGATTTACCCTTACACAAGAATAAAAGTTTTTTATGTGTCCGTAAAGCTATATATGATTACTTTATTAAAGGTATAGAACCTGAAGTTTCTATCAAAGAGAATAAAAATATCTTTGATTTCTGTGGGGGCAAAAAAGCCAACGCAGGTTGGGAATATTGGTCAGAGTATATAACGCAAGGACAACATAAAAAAGATAAACTGCAGAAGACTGTTAGATATTACATTAGTAATAAAGGCTCAAAGCTTATGAAGATTAATTATCTTGATGAAAGAGTCTCACAAGTTGAAGCAGGTAAATGGTTACAAACTGTATTTATTGATCATATAGAAAAACCATTTGAAGAATATAATATTAATTATGATTTCTATATCAAGAAGGTCAAGAGAGAAATAGAATTACTTGAACCTAATAAAAATCAATTACAATTATTTTAATATGCCAAGAAAAATAAAAAGCTATGGTAGAGCAGACCTGATAGGTGTTGCTCTACCAAATCACGCAAGTACATACACTGTAATAAGTCATGAGTCTGTAATGGACTTGTCGGCTCAAGCATTACAAGATGCTGGATTTAGTATAACAAGTGAAAATTATAGAGCTACACATGATGGTAATATAGCTTCAGCTATTTATACATTGAACTTTGGAGATGATCCTGAGTTATCTATGATGTTTGCTTGGTCAAATAGTTATAATAAACAAATGAGGTTTAAATGTGGAATTGGTGCTATACATAAATTAAACAATACAAGTTTAGTTTGTGGAGACATGGGTTCATGGGCCCGTAAACACACAGGTTCTGCAGATACAGAAACCAAAGAAACAATAGAAGCTCAAATAAAACTTGCTAAATTGTACTATACACAGTTAGTTTCCGATAAAGAAGCTATGAAAAATATCAATTTAGATACAAGAAAGCAAGCACAGCTATTGGGCATGTTGTTCGCAGAACATGATATCTTAACTACTGAGCAAGCTAGTATGATTAAACAACAAATGTTTAGAGCTACTTATAAGTCTACACATCCGGGTAGTTTATGGGAGTTTTATAACTTTGTTACACTAGCTCTACAACAATCACATCCAAAGACTTGGATGGAAGATCAAAGAGTTCTACACTGGTTTATCTCTGATACCTTTAAATTTAATAAAGTAGACGTAGATACTACTATAGAAGTTTTAACAGAACCTGTAGATCCTGATCAAGTAGATCTAGAAGATATGATTGCAGATGTTGAAGCAGAGAATGCTGCTGATGCTGAAATGCAGGAGATCAAGACTGAAGAAATCATTGAGGAGAGAGAAGAAGATGATGAATACACTGAAATTTCATATGAAGAAGCAGAGGAACATGTTGCTAATCAAATTAAAGAAGATGAAAATCCTATACCAGAAGTTACTGATGCAGAAGCTGAAGAGTTAATCAGAGGTCAAGAAGCAGTTGATCAACAAGTAGCTCTAGAGCATGCTGCTACTCAACCTGAAGAAGACTTAGGTGATGCAGATTTTGATTTAGCTTTAGCATCAGATGATAATGATGAAGATGAAGATGTAGAATCAGGAGATATTGATTTTGGTTTTGCATAATCAACAGTAAATTAGGGAGATAGCTTAGGCTGTCTCCCTTTTTTTTTCTTACTTACCAAAAACATTAAAACTTGCAGTAATAATAAATAAATATAATGTATATGTACTTATATCTTCTTCATCATTAGGACCTATATATTCCCATCCTAAAGCACATCTATCATGTGGCCAGTGAAAACTAAATATTAATTCCCAATTCATTTTATCTTAACTTACCTGATTGTTCTATACCCTTTAATGTTTGAGGTAAGTCTGCAGTACTTCCAGTAATACCAATAGCTCTAAATAAATGATTATAAATTTTAGGTTGACCCTTTTGTTTCCACCATAAATCCCCAGTCTTTTGTTGATAATAAGCTTTTTCATTACCGGTAATATGCTTAATAATATCTTCCATTATTTTACCATATAATATTACAGTATTACCAAATGCAGCTGTAGTAGATGTAACAAGTTTCTGATAATCATCTAATCCAAAGTTTGTTACTCCAATTTGAGGTAGAGGAACAAAGGCTGTAACTTCTTGTTGTGTTCCTATAGTTAACAGTTGTGTTAAATTTTCCAAGTAACCTTTTAATTCAAAATCTTCTGAACCTAAAGGTCCTGATTTTTCTTTCATCTTTTTAAATCTATCAGGATCATCAGGATCATAACCAAATAAAAGAACTAAAGCTAATGCTGCTGTAGCCATAATCATTACATCCATACCTGTTCTCATTAAATCAGTTTTTTCTTGGTCTGTTAGATAATGCCAATCTTGAAACTTATTTTGAAGTATTTTATTAAATGCTTTATATGTATTAATATAATATCCTATAGGTGTTGTACCTATTGCAAAATCATATCTAGCTTGAAACCTTTCAGGTGAATAAAACCTTTTACCTTGAGATTTATCATAAGTGAAACCCCATTTATTATAGAACATTGGAAAGAACCATTTTCTCATAAATGTAAATAATCTGTAACCTGAGTAAAGATTACCTTCTGATTGAGCAAATTCATCATAAGCCCCATACAATCTTCTTGCAACTCCTTGATGTCTATTTTTAATAACCTTAAATTTATCACTATTTGCAATAATTATTGTATCCCCATCATCTATCTCAATAACAGACTTTATGTTATTATGCTTCTTTATTTGATCTACAGTAGTGTTATAGTAATCAGCAATTTCTTCAAGTGTTTCACCATCTGTAAACTTATGTTCTAATTTGCGATTACTATATTCAGGATCTATATTTTCTTTAAGCTTTAAGATTTTTGTTTTCTTGTCTAATTCCCAAGCATCTATATACCTTAATTTACGTACCTTACCATTTTTTAGTTTTTGTTCTACAATTGTAGAGTTCATAAATGCACCATAAAGTTGAAGAGCAGCTTCCATTTCTAAATTCTTTCTAGCCATATACATCCACTCACCATTTAACAAATCTTTATATAAAGATCTAGTAACAGCTCTACCAAATTTATCTTTAGTTGCAAATGTAGAATCAAAAGCTTCTATTAATTGTGAGTTTAAAGAGCCCGGACCTATACTGTAAACATCTTTTGCAACCCATTGTGTCATTGCTTTAGCTGCCCAAACTCTACCTTTAGCATAATCTCTTTTATTTATAAACTCCCCTCCAGCCATTTCAATATAATTCTGCATTAACTGACCAAATCTATTTTTTAAATCAGAAGGAAGATTAACAGCTAATGAAGATCGTGCAGATAACTTTTGAATTCTAGAAAATACTCTATCAAAAGTTTCCATTCCTTTACCACCTTTAAACTTTCTACCATAATATTCTCTTTCAATTAAAGATCTAACCTGACCTAATCTATTATAGTTTCCTTTAGCTTTAACTGCTTGCAATTTACCAGATGTCATCATTGCACCTCTACTATATACATTAGTTTTCTTTAAAGCATTATCCGGATCTTCTAAAGTTTCTAATATAGAATTTACCATTGGCAAAGTTTCTACTAACTTTTTCTGTCGTTCAATAGAATATAAATATCTCATCATATTTCGCAATACATCTGGATCAGTATTTTCTATATTAATATCAAATAAACCTGCAACAGGTATTTTTTCCACCTCTTCCCCTTCTAAAGTAGTTTGAACTAATCTATACTCTTGTGTATTATCATCATAAATAAAGTTATAATCATCAATTGATCTATCTTTTGCAGAAGTTAAATCTCTAAAGTACTGCAAAAAGTTTTCTTTAATTTGTTTAGACTTATCTCCAACTTTTCCTGATTGTATTACAGAAAGATTATCTCTTAATATAAACCTAGGTAAATCTAAATAAAGTTTAGATGAGTTTGGCGCACCTTCTTGTGTTTTTAAATGTTGTTCTTTCATTGCTGCTAGCAACTGAGCTCTTGCAGAAGTAGGAGAATTTTGAATTTTTATAAACTCTTTATTTATATACTTAGACCCTTCAATATTTCTAGGTAAAAATTGATCTTTATTATTTATATGCTCACCTATAACTAGTTCAACTTGTCCTGTAGCTGGATTATATCCAGTCATATACTCAGGTTTTATTCTATATTCAGAATGTCTAGCATTACCTATAACAGGGATGCCATTTATTTTAACAGTAAATGTTTCTTTAGTTAGTGGATCAGTAAGTTCAGTAGTTTGATAGTATTCTTGATTAGAAGGTAAAGAAATTATATTAACAATACTCTTTTGATAAAAATTTTGAAGACCTCTTTTACCTTTTTCATAACCTTGATACATAACATGATTATCAAAGAACCAATCTGAAAACTCATCATTATCTGCAATTAATTTTTTTAGATCGTCAGTATTAAGAAAATCCTCTAGTTGTTCTGGCGTTTGAGCTTCTTCACCCATTTGATTTAAGTAATCATTAAATGTATCTACATAATATTCAGTAGCAACTTTATCTGTTAATGCACCAAGCTCAGTATATATACTGTTTAATTCATTAGCTTCTTCTAATGATAAACCTGTAGCTGTTTGTTTTTCAAGTAGCCTAAAATACTCTTGCTTATTATCTTCAGTTAAAGCTTGAGGATTCTTTTTCATTACAGCAATAATAGCAGTAAGTCTTGAAGCTTCCCCTTTAGTTAAACCAGATGTTTTATCTAAACTAGCTTTATAGTCAATAGTTTTTTGTTGAAGAATTTTAATCTTTTTAATTTTATCTACTCCTAATTGATCTGGTACAGGTTGATTTAGACTGTCTTTAGCACCATATATTAGGTTATACATTTCAGAAAAAGTTTCAGAAATATCAATTTTAGAATCAGTCTTCATTTTTGCTTGAAGCTCTTTTAATCTAGAAGTTAACCTCATTTTAAGATCAAAGTATTCTTGAGTCTGCGCTATTCTTGTGTTCTGTCTAAGCCATTCTTCTTTAGCATCACGGAACTTTTGTGAATCTGACCCATATTTAGTGTCAATTAAGTTTATAAAATTATCATATGCATTTTGTAAAGAGTTAGGTCTAGCTTTAAATTCATAAAATCCTCTAGATGCATCTCTATATTCATTAAGGATTTTAGCAATAGAAAGATCATATACACCATCTTGAGGAGAGTCAACTTTAGGTGTACCATCTTCATAAGTATAAGAATGTAACATTTGATAATCTTTCCATAAAGCTTGCAAAGTAGAGTACTTTTGAAATTGTTCTAACTCATCTGAAATTTCATTAGCCTCATTGTTATATGTATCTAAAGCTCTTTTTCTAGCTTGTCTAGCTGCATCAGCAATTTCAGCAGGATATTTAGCGTAAATTTTATCTAACTCATATACCTCTGGTATATATACATCATGCATAAAACTCCTTGTAAAATCATACAATGCTTGCTTTGCATTATCAATAGCTTCTTGATCTTCAGTTTCTTGCGCTTGTCTTAAATCATATTCTAACTTACCTAAATCATATCTCCACCCATTTGTAAATTTATCATGAAAAGCATAAACTTCTTTTCTAACAGGTTTTAAATCAATTACATTATCATTTTTATCTCTTATAGGTTCTAAACTAAACATAGCATCTTTAGTAGCAACCATGTCAAGAATTTGTCTAGTTTTTAACTTATTGTAACCCACTCTTGGTAGTAATTCAGCCATTTTACTTCTAAACTCATAAGAAGCTTTAAGAGCAGTTTGTTCCGCTTCTGTTCTTAAATTTTGAATAAATATAGCTAATCCACCTACTATAGGATCATTAGAAGATGTATAAGCTTCTAAATATCTATTAAAAAATGTTACATCATTTAGTTTACCAGATAAGCCATCTATAATCTTATCCCTATTAATATTAAAATCATTATACTTTCTTACAAAATTTTGTATAAACTTTATCTTTATACCTTTTCTACTTAAAGCTTTATAATCTTCCTCCTTTAACTTTCCTTCAAGAGCTTTATTAAAAAAGTCTTCTATCTCTTGATTACTTAAGTTTTTACTCATAGCTTTAAACAAATTATTTTTTAGCTCTTTAACTAAAAATTCATTCATATAAGCTGTAGTTTCTACATATAGATCTACATCATTTTCTTTATAAATTTCTTTTATAATATTATTAGCTCTTTCAAGATTAGCTCTGGTATTATTCATTAAGTTGAAGAATTCATTATCTTCATCAATATTAAATTTTGGTTTACCTTCACCTTGGTCTTGTGTAAAAAACTCATCAAATTGTGTAAACATATTACCATAACCATTGATTGTATTTCTATAAGTATATAAAAGTAATACAGCATCTCTTGAGCCAAAACGTTTACTTTTACGTAAAGCATCTAAATCTTTATAAATATTTTTAGCAATATTATCTACTACACCTACACTATTAACAAAGGCTCTTGATGAATTCAATAAATCTAACTGCCTTTCTTTTTCAGCTCTAATAACATCTTTTATAATTTGCTTTTTGCTAGCACCTTTTAAATCACTAACAGTCTGATAAGACTTTAACATATTTTTAATTTTAGGCGCTAACTGACCCTCATCAAAAAGTGTTTTGTTTAATCTTTTTTGAAATGCTTCACTTTGAGAAGTATAATTAAAAGCTTTATTTAAAACTAAATTATTAGTAACATACAGTTCGTTTAGTCCTTGTTGAAGATTATTTTCACTAATACCTTTAGTAAGATCCTGAGCCATCTCTTTTATATTTCTTGCATAAAATAAAACATCCTCATTTGTAACATAATCTAATTGTAAATCATATGTTTCATTTAAAAGCTTATCTGCAAGCTCTTTCATTGTAGTAGATTCATTTATACCTGAAACATTAGAAGTTTGATAAACTTTTCTAAACATTTGTTTGATTGCATATAAAAGTTTTTTGATAAAGGCCATAAAACCTTTAGTTTCTACTTCTTCTGTAACTTGATTTACCGCTTTAACTTGCAATGAATATGTAAGCGCTTCATTTTTAAACTCTGAACTAGTTATGTTTAGTTCAGGATAATGACGTTTAACATGATTAATTATAAACTTTCCTTCATCAGTAGCTTGCAAGGTTGCATAAAGATTGTTAAACAATTCTTTATTCTCTATTTCTATAGCTTTAATAAAAGGATGGGCAAACTCGTGAAGTACTGTATCTAAATTTATATTATCTCCTACAGTATAGACTGTTCCTGCAAAATAAAATGCCGGTTCATTGTTATAAGGTTTTCCTTTACTGTTTAATAACTTTTTTGCTTGAGCTTGTGTTACATTTGCAAACTGTATATTAGTTGATAAGGCAAGTTTTTGAGCTAACAATTTTGCAATTTCAATACCTTGAGACTTTTGTTGAGCTTTAGTATTAAGAGGAACTTCTTTTACAAGATTTTTAATTGCTTCTTGAGCTGCAGGATCAACAAAATAATAATTACCTTTTGTTTGAGCAGCGTAACCTTCTTGTGCTAATTTTGCAAAAAGATTTTTATCTTTTAAAGAATCTTTAAGTGTCTTACCTTGAGATATAGTATCAATACCTAAAACTTTTAAAGCGCTAATTGCATCTTTCATATTTTTAGATTCAACTTCTAAAACTTCTACAGTATTATCAGTTGATTTATATTTAACCGTCCCTACAACTTTATCATTTTTATATATAGTATTAACTTGATTAGCGCCTTCTGGGTTAGCTGTCATAAGAGTTACCTCATTTTCAAAAGGATTAGTTAAATCTACTGTAAGATCATTTTGATTTTCATTAGTAAAAGCAAAATATCTAAAGCCCCGGTTTTTAAATTGGTAACCTGATTTATCTTCTACTTTAGGTATAAAGTAAATTAAATCTGTAAGATCTTTACCTCTACCCATTTTTACCTTAGCTTCAAAAATTTGTTTCCATTCTTTATACCACTGTTTATACCCATCATATTGCTGAGGATAACTACCTTCTTTAGCTCTTAAAAAGAAATCTAACATATATACTTTAGGTTTTACTTTACCTATGTCTTTAACATTATATCCATTTTTAACATTATCTTGTGTTACCAGTTCTGTATCTGTAGGATGTTCAATAGTACCTGTAATTACAATAGAATCACCGGTTTTTAAACTATCCTTACCTATAAAGGTTCTAAGTAATTTAAATGTAGGAAACATTTGTTGAACATTTCTGTACCAACTTTGACCTTCAAGTAAAGGCGTTATCTCTTTAGTAAACTTTTTAGAATTTTTTTGCTGTTGTCTTTGGCTTACACCAAATCTTTGTGAAAGCATTAACCCTCTTTCATCAATCCACCGTAAAAACTTTTGTGCATTTTCTTCTTTTCTAAATTGTTCAAGCTTTATAACACCATCAATATCATGAAATTCTTCATCAACACTTCTAAGTACTCTACCATACTTTCTCAATGTAGCAGAACCAGAAAGAGCATAATCTATAAAAGGATGTCCAAATAACTTTTCAATTACATCTGCAACAAAAGGATCTTTAGCAATAGACTCTTCATAATCTTTTGCTTCATACAATTGACCCTTCATGTCATACCAATTACCATCTTCTTCAGACAAATAATAGTTCCTTATAAACTTTTCATATTTTAACTCATATACATCATCAACTACATCTAAAACTAAATCTTCTAAAGCTTCATTATTATATGTAGCAAATGCTTTATTGTTAAATATATTTTCTTGAATCCAATTATAAATTTGATTTATAAGCCTTATTAAAGTATTCTTAGCATACTTGTCTCTGTGACCTATTGACTCAAAATAAGCTTTATTAATATCCGGATTTCCTCTCTTAGTTCCAATAAACTTTTTATCTAATCCTACTTCAAGCATCTCAGAAATAAATTCAATTATAGCTTGTCTGTGGGCCCAAAAGTTTTTAGTAGAGTTTTTCTTATTCCATTCAACTTCATCTTTGTTAAGTTCTTCATCTAAGTACATTACTTGAAAATCTAACTCTTTTTTAAAGATTGAATCATCTCTGTTTTCTTGAGAAATCTTATCCCATTTAGCATATACATCATCATACTTATTCCAATTTTGTATATTAAACCAAAGATCTAAAGATGTTTTACTACCACGCCCTAAAAAAGAATAGATAATATAAGCAGATTGATTTAACAAAGCTTTATCTGTTACATCAGTTTTTAACGCTAAAAACTTTTGAATCAAATCAAATGCTGCCATTGGATTTCCTTTTCTAAAGTTTAACCCTTTTAATAATTTATCGGCAGATAAATCTGTTTGTATACCTAGTCCACCTAAAAATGTTACCAGCTTCGACTGTAGTTCATTTTGAAATAGTTTGTTAACTTCATTAGCCTCAAGTTTACCTCTTTTGAAACTGGGATTAGGTAAATCTGATTCTTCTTCAAGGTCTCTTCTAATTTTTTCATCATCAATTGTTTTAAACATTTCATCATTTGGCTGTGCCCAAATTCTTCTTGCTACAGTATTTCTCCAATATGTAGAAGTTCTTTCATCAGTTGTTTCTGTATTATATGTAGAGAATAATAATTCTCCACCAAAATCTAGATCATACTTTAATTCTGCATATCTAGTTAAGTCTTTATTATACTTTTCAAATGAAGCTACATTTAATACATCATTATAATATCCAAGTACTTCTTTATTTTTTAAATACTCTAATGTTCTAGCTTTTGTTTCACAAACCATTTTATATACAATTTAATGGGTTTTCTTTATCATAAATTTCTAATATCTGTGCATCATTGATCTCTTGATCAAAATTTTCAAACACAGTTCCAATTGTTTCAGATCCAGGATTTACAAATCCAAAATTATTTAACAAGCTCTTAGATAAAGATACAAATAATTCTTGAGGAGTTGAAGTAAGATTACCCATACCTTCAAAAGGTAAAGCAATCTGACCACCATTATTAATTATGTTATTAGCTTCTTGTATAGCAGTAGCCCAACTTGTTTCAATAAATTCAACAACTCCTTCTAATTCTTCTTCACTAAGTTGATCAAGATCATTTATCTGTTGTAAACCTAAAATCATAGGTATAGCATTACCATTAGTCATATCTTTTAATCTAGCTTCATTTGTTAAAGCTGCATCTCCTTCTACTTGTAAATAAGTTGCCGGATATATAAATGTAACATTTGGATTTGCTTTAGCAATTGCAGACATTGTTTTTTCTGTACTTGATACATTATTATACATTGTTACACCAGGAGTATTTGTAGGCATAACTTTATATTGCATAAGCTTAAAAGGATCTTCTACAGCATCTGTATCAAATGAAAATTGATCCATAGAAGATTCAGTTAAATAATCTTTAAATCTAAATTTATTTGTATTGCTTAATAAATTATTTGTAATAAAAGTACCTAGAAAATCACTTAACAATTGTTGTTTTGTAACAGCATCTGAATTTAAGTAATTATTTACTAGAGGACTAATTGTATCAATAAATTTAGAAAAGTCTGTAAGCCCTAAAAAGTTATATTTTGTTCTTGTAATACCAGATTGCATTGCTGCAAAGTTTGTCATATTAGCAAACAAATCACTTATATAATTATTAGTTTGAACATCATCTACCTTTGCAACAGTTCTATCAGCTAAGTCAGCTAAATTTTTAGTATATACATTAGATTTAAAGTTATTAAGATCCTTATCATTTAAATATATATTATAAAAAGTTCTATCTGTATTAGTATCTACTTCTAATCTTTTTAATATATCATACTTACCCTTTAAACCATACTTATCTACAATATTCTTATACTGAATTGCATATGCATATTCAGGATCATTAAACATGTGATATGCATTAGATGTATTAGTCAAAGCCATAAATGCTAAATGTTGCTCATATATCCGATTTTTAAGTTTGTCTCCGGTTAAAGGACTTGTCTCTTTCTGCTCTATAAGTCTATCTTTAAATAGAGCACTCTCCATAAATTCTTTTTTAGAAGTTTCACTTCTTAAAGACTCTCTTTCTATAACAAATCTTAAATACTCTTGATAATTAGAAGAGCTGTTACCACTAAATACATTAATCTCTAAAGGATATAAACCTTTTTTACTATAGCTGTTTTTAGATTTAGAACCTCTTTTCCAAATTCCTGCTGTAAAATCGGATCTAATTTGTTTCTCATCTATGTATATCACATCATCTTTAACTGCAACTCCAGATCTTAAAGAATTAACAACTTTAACAGGAATTGTTTTGTCTAGAATTTTGTTATTATATATACTACCTAAGTAATATTTTCTCACAGCATTTTGGTACAAGAAACTTAAAAAATCATTTCTAAATGTTTGTGGTACACTGATCTTGTAATCAGGGCCAAAGTTTTCATAAAATAATGATCTATAAGCTTTATCTTCAACTACATCTGTTATATAATCAAATGATTCATCATACCTAAATGAAAATAGTTCTTTACCTAAATCAGAAATAAGTTTATTATTAAAGAAAGAACTAATAATAGAATTTTCTATAACATCTGTTTTTAGTTTTTGATTTAATGTAGGTTCTGAATTTAAATTTTCAATATCTTGTTCACTTTGAAGCGCTGCTTGTACATCTGTCATTGTTGTAGTATCCGGATTAGCAGCAAGCTTTAATAGCTTAGTTCCTTCCATTTGATCTTCTGCTTGAAGATAATGTAAAAACATAACCTTAGAAAGATCACTGCTATAGTAGGCTCTGCTCTTTTTTTCATATTCAGCAAGTTCTTGAAAATATTGGTCACTCGCTTTCATATAAACCCTTCCTTCTTTATCAACAAAGTCTACTTCAAATGTTTTGGATGGCTTTCTTGGTGAACCATCTTTAATAAGCTGATACATTTCATCTTCTGTAAATGTTTTATCTGCTCTACCTTCAAATAAAGCTTTAGCAGATGCTATACCTTCATCATATCTTTCTTGTGAACTTTGAAAAGCTTTTCCAAAATATTTATTAATAACACTTCTTCTAGCTGTATCTTTTACACCACCGTAAGCTTGTCTTTTAAGAGGTTCAGCAAAAGTACTTTTAAGTATTCTTTGTTCTTTTACATATTCTCTAACTAAAGGTTGAGATACAAAGTAAATTGCTTCTTTTACAGGTACTCCCGATTTAATTAAGGTTAATAACACAGGTGCTACTTCATAATTACCTTGTATAAAGAATACCCAAGCATCTTTTTCAACATCAACCCACCCATTTATCATTTGTGAAATAACATCAGATACTTTATTTATACCATCTACATCGTATAAATTTGACAGTGATACTGCACCATCTAGCTTATGATGACGTAAAAATAAATCAATCTGTCTAACATCACCTTCTTCAACCATATATTCTTTAGGCATTGATGCCCCTACATAATTAAATATGGTATTAAAAGTATTTTCAATTGCACCTAAACCAAGTGTCTTTTTACCTACAACATTAGATTCATGCTTATACAAGTTATATCTAGCCTCAAGTATTCTAGTAGGACTAAGTGATCCTGTATCTTGTGTCATGATATTTGATTTAGGATTATACTCCATTACATATTGAGCTAAATCATCCGCAATTTCTTTTACTAGAATTGTACTGTTAGGTGTTGTAAGAGAAATAAAGTTTTCTGGTAATGAAAGTATTTCAGACATTATATCAATTAAATCATTTTCTGCAACCGCTTTTTGTGCATTAAAATAATCTTCTTTATCTTGACCAGTAAGTTCTGCACCTTTACTCATACTAAACTCAGCTAGCATAGTTTTATTTAAAGCTTTTCCTTCAGAGTTAATATGCTGCATAAATATTGAAAGCTTATCAATATCAAAGTCAGCTCCTGACTTAGCAACAATTTCTGCAGGAGGTATGATTATATTACCTGCTTGTGGCGGCAAGAAATGAAAGATTTCCATATTCTCAATAGAGTTAAGACCCTGTACAGGAACACGGACACCAACCATAGTTATTGCTTTTCTGTTAGCACCATTATCAGCATCTAACCATTCATCATCTTTAATAGCTTGATTAAGTCTTTTTAATGACTCTTCTATATCATCAGTACCAATAACTTCTCCTTTATATTTTAAGTTTAAAAGATTTTCATAATCTCCTTGAAGTGCTACCATAACTTTCATAGCAGCTGTATACCCATCTTTTCTTGCATAATAAGTAGGTAAGAAGTTATCTCCTTGTAAATACTTTTGTAGTTCTGCAGATGTAGCTTTTCTAAAGCCTTCACCCATAATACCATTATACATTGCAGATGACTTCTGTACCAGTGCTTCACCTTTTACTTTCTGTTTAATGATTGTTTTATTAATTACAGATAATAAAACTCTCTCAATTTTATTAGACTCAGGATGAAATGATAAATCAAATTGTAAATCTCCACTGTCAGTAACATCTATAATATCTATTAGTTGATCACTTAATACATCTTCTGAAGTTAGATTATCTCTAATTAAAGATGCCAGCTTTACTATACTTTCATCTGAGTTAGCTACTACATTTCCATCTTCATCTTGGACAAAGCCCATATCATCCAAAAGTTTTTGAGTAACAAGCTTAGTATAATCTTCAACTGCATTTACATATCTTTTAACTAAAGCATCTTTTATCTTAGCTTTATCTTTTGTAACTATTCTTCCATTTTCATAAAGACCTTCTAATATTAACTTTCTTAATTGTGTAGAGAATATAGATACTCCTTTATACTTAGTAGGTACAGCAGTCTGATTTTTTAAGAACTCACCAAAAATAATATTCTTAGTAAAAGGTACAGAACTATCAATAGAACCATCTTCTCTTACTACTGCATCTCCATTACCTTCTTGGCTAATCTTAGAACCTGTTTGAAATGTTACATAGTCAATTTGTTCTCTCATCATTTTATCATGAAGATCTGCAAGATTGCTATTATCTATAACACCAGGGATTAAAGGAGCTAATGAAAATTTATGAAATGACATAATAGGTAACATGTCAGATTTAATATTACCAAAGTACTGATATTTTAATGGTGGAAAGAATTGCTGAATATCAGATAGAGTTACATCTTTACCATCTGATTCAACAATTTTTTTATAAAGATTTTCTTGAGGAGTAAACCATTCACCTTCCAGCTTCTTAAACATTCTATAAGCTTCAAAAGTAATGTAACCTTGACCATCAGCTGCCTCCATGTTTTTATATGAAGCTAAAACTTTAGTAGCAAATTCCTTAGCTTTTTTAGCAGCTTCAGTTTTCTTCATACCGGAATTCATAAACCTTCTAGTATACTCTGCTACATGTCGTTTAAAATAATCCTTATACTGAGGAGACTCTTTAATTTCAAACTCCTTCATGATTGCAGTATGCATAGTACCATCATAAGGTCTTACTTCATATTTTTTCTTTTCTGCATATAGCTGTTTAAACTTATCACTATTTATAAACTGTCTTGCTCTAGGATCTGTTCTTAAGCTTCTACCACCAGATGCAAATCCGGCATTTCTTTTATGAAATTCTTCTTTAGCGTGATTATACTGTACAGGATCTCCGTAACCCAAAATCAAAGTTTCAAAGTTGTGAATCCAAGAATTCCAAGTATAAGCATCAACTAAAACTCTTTCTATTTGGCCTTTACTTAAATCAGCATCAGCAGCTTCTTTAAAAATTACAGGGTCAACATACTTATTATCATTTAGTACACCCATGTTTTCAGTTCCTTGCTGTTCAAAATAAGCCAATACATCTGATTTAACTTGAGATCTTAAGTCCTCATTATCATTAATCATGTCTTGTAAAGTCATTTCACCACTAGCTAGAGCTGCTTGGTTTTCATCTATAAGATCATAAAGAAGTTTCTGTGTATTTTCTCCATTTTCTTTAGTGCCATCAGTCAGTATATCATCAAATATTGTAAACGCTTCTCCTGCAACAACTTTTTGTCCTGTTCCTTTTCTTGTAGCAGGTTTATTGTATCCAGGAATGTCTAAGTTATTTTCTTTATACTTTGCGATCCTTTGAGCTTCCCCTGATAAATAACCTAATACAATATTAAAACCTTTATTCTGTCCAGGTGTAGATATACCAGTTAAATTTTTAGGATTAAAATCTTGAATATCTATATATAAAGACTTGTTTTTATTTTTACCATAACCTTCTAATTGTAAACCATCAAAAGTTAGCGCTAAAGATGTACTCTTAGAAGCGTGTCTCATAAATTCTTGAACACCAGCCTCTAAAAGTGTATGAAACTCTTGTAAGAATTTTGTAGTAACATCTGCGTTAGCTGTACTTACTCCTGTAAAGTTAGAACTATCAACTACATTAAGTTGAGTACCACCTATATTTTTTAGTTCTAATTTAAATCCGGGTTTCTTTTCACCATATGTTGGACTATTAGGATCTAAATCAAACATGTTATTAAGCAGTACTGAATATTTAGATTGTGTATTTATCTCAGTAGATAACCATCTCATATGTTGAAACAAACCATTTGGATCTGCAGACTCAGTAGCACTTTCACCTTCAGCTGTAAGCTCTTGCCAAGTATCTGCATAGTTTAAAGCTGTTATTAATCTTGTTGCAGT